CGCTCGATGAGCTGGGCAGTAGCAACTTTGTCGGCATCACAGGTATGTTCTGAATCGCGCTCGGTGCCCTTGAGCTCGTGGCACTGCGGACAGGACCAGAGATGGCAGAGGCCGCACTTCCAGGCCGTGCTGAGGAACCCCTTGCAGTCCGTGGCGGGGCAGGCGCGGATAAATTGCGCAACTGTTGCGGCCGCCGCTGCAGCCGCTGCAGCCGCAGCCGCTGCCGCTGCCCCCGCCCCACGGCCACGAGTAAGCCCGTAAGTATTCACGGTCGATGAGGCTGCGAATACCCGTTGCTCGGCGGCGTCATATTTGACTTGAATTGCACGCATTTCCGTTGCCAATTTCTCAACATCGATCTTCGCCGCGTCGTAACTTATCTTGGCGGTTTTATAGGCCGATGCGTCGTCCTGACTCGCGGGCAGACGGGCACGCTCACGATCCATCAGAACTTTCTCACGATGCTCCTTGTAGGTCACCAATCGGAACGACCTGGTCATCTCACCGTCTAGAAATTCGCGATCCCATCCGCGCCCACATTCCCTATTTATACACGAAGGAACGTCGTCGATGCCGTTTAACAAGTATATTTGTAAACAGTTGCGGCATACTTTTGTAAGACAGTGTGGACAGGATGATTCAAGTCGTGTGCTTTTATTGAATCCGTCGAGGCATACAGCGCATTCCGACATATTATTGTAAGATACTACAGGTCGTGTTTAGGTAACTCAATTTTTATTGTTTCAAAACCAATAAAAATCAAGAATCAAGAATCAAGGATCAAGAATCAATCGTGGCCCTCAATCCACATACGAATCGAGCTCGGCAAATCCGGCTCCAGTATAACAAGTTTATTGTCGCTAGTGCGCTGCAGCGGTATTCCATTAACATCCAGAATCACAAACTTGCGAACCGCCGCACCCGCACCTTTATATCCCTTTATCCATTCTACAATCCCTAAGGCGCGAGTAGCCGGATTAACGCGTGTTAGAAGCACATCAATCGATAGGTGAGTGGCGAGTTCACTCCAATCTTCGGCACTACCAGTCAGCGGATGACCAACAGAATGTTCCAGTTCGTCGATCGACCGATCCGTAATTGTGGAGAGCGCGGTCTCAAAACGGGCACGCGGATCGCGGGCAATATCGGCGCCAAAAACGGCCGGCCGCAGCCGCTCGGCCCAATCCGCAGGAAGACCCGCGGGGCCAAGATCCTCATCGTCGAATGCAACTTCCTCAGGGTAAGTCAGGCCGCGCGCATATGCCCCTGGCTTGCGACCGGTGTAGCCGAGTTGTTCATACAGCAATTCGTCTCCGCGACCACTCGTACTAAATATCAACGATTCGCCTTCGTGAATAATACTATCTTCCGCAAGAGGCCGTAAATAAGGCACGCGATTTTCGAGTATTTCTTTAGCCAAGCCGAAAGTACGCAAGAGTTCATCCACTAGGCGGGCGATCAATACGCGTTCAGGATCCACGTACCGCGGCGTACCGACGGCGTGAATCAAACACCGTCCACCAGACCACGCACAGCCGCCCTTACAATCCGCCTCGCCTAATTGTAAGCAATCGCGGCGCAGCAACATAGTCTGTGCTTCGCCGACCTGCGTAATCCACGGCCCCGACGGATTCGCGATAACAGATGTCAGTAGGATATCCAGGCGTTTCTGTAATTCGTACAATGGCAGTCGCCGCCGCGCTTTCCGCAATTCCTCGATCTGGCTCTTAACCGGATCGCCCTCGGGTTTATTTAGCCACTTGGCGAACGAAATGCGTAAGTGTTGATAGGCCTCGTCCAATACTTCCTCTGACGTCGCTTCGAGCGTCTCCTTGCGCGTAAACGGCTTCAGCAAATGGATATCCGTTTCCCAAGGCAGTACATCTATAAAATCGGAACGCAGCACCTTCTTCTTCATTTCGGCAAACCGTTTGTGGGGTATCTCACTCGTTATTGAAAGCGGCTCGATCGGCAGCCAGGCGCCGCACGCGAGCTCGAGTGCCACAATCATATCGCCGCGGACCTTCAGTCCGTGCGGTTCGAGGCCAGGAAACAATCTGCCGATTTTCTTATCTCGCACTACAATCTGTTTTCCCATAATCATATCAATAACTTTATCGAGCGAGGGTAACGGACGCATCGCATCTTCGCCGATTAAGCTGGGCAGAATACCCACACGACCGTCGTCCAAGCACGGAATGAAAAAATCCGTTTTCTCCCATTTTACAATCAGGCCGACCAGCCGATTGCTGCGATCGCGCAGCAGACCCTCGGCCCGTGCGTCCGATTTGCCGACGCCGTCCAAGAGTTCGCTCAGCTTTGGGATGCGCGTCGTATCCTCCACGGGGATCCACGGATGCACCGGTTCCGCGGATCGTCCGCACCCAATATCCGTATCAAAATACTGGGATATAAATGCCTGCAGAGGTTCGCGTGTGCTAGGAGGCAGTTTACCAAAGATTTCCGTTTCGGCCTGCAATACACCCAGGAGCCGCTTTTCATCCTTCGAAACGCCGTCGTAAAATACCAGCGGATCGTACAAACCCGTGGCGGCATCCTGGACTACGAACAGAATCGGCGGCTTCTGTTGTTGGAATCGAGCCGGTATGCCGAACTCTGGACATTTTATAATCGCCGGCGCATCCTTACCTTTCGGATATACGATGGTTACGACGATGAATCCGGAACGTGTAAGAAGTCCAGGAGCTGCGAAGAAAGATTCCCAAATACGAAGTTCTTTGGGCTCGCGCATATCGCGTAAATAGTTTTTGAAGTTATCCCACGCGAGAAAGTAATTGATCGCGTATGCGCGTTGGTGCTCACGGACTAATCCGATCCGCCCCCACCACGTCAGAAACTCGATTTCGCGGTCGGCAGGCAGATCTTGCGACGGTGTGCTAAATTCGTGCAATAGCGTACCGAAATTGGCCTGTAGGAATACTCTTGCCATCTCATTTCCCCGCGTTTCTAACATAGTTTCCAATATCATTGCCGGCGTCTGCATTGTCATCGAATCGTCTTCGGATAAGGCGTAATCAATCGCGTATTTCGCGTAGGCTATGATGTTCAGTAAATTCAAGCCGGGTTCGCGTATATTCGTTCCAAGACCGTAGCGGATAAATGCGGTAGCGGGTGCCGCGAGATACGAGAGCTGGCTCACGGCGAATGCGCCTTTGATGGCAGTCAAGTATTTTTCGGGATCCTGGCCGAGGATTGCATTGACCGATCTTGGCGGCACGGCGATTGATCCCTTTTCGAGATCAATCCAGCCCTCGCTGTTGCGGCCGAGTACGTTTTGTTTCGGAATATACCATTGATTTTGTGCACCTCCTACACGCTTAATGGAAAATGGCTGCAAACGGGACTCGTCGATTCCGGCCACGGGGGCGGCAGGACCCGATGGACCGGCGGGGGCGGCCGCTGGGCCGGTCTCTTCCGTGCCCGCGGCCTCCCTGTCCACGGCCTCCCTGTCCGCGGCAGGGGCCTGAAGCGGCGGCAGGGGCGCGAACGGCGGCGGTACTGTAGCACTCCCCTGCGGAATCTCGAGTGTGCTCGGCGTTGTAAAACAACACGGCAACGGATACAAATCAGGATGATGTAATTTACCGAGTATACCAATATATTTTGCAACAGATTCGCCCTTTCCCGCTGTCGGACGTCTAAATACAGTTTCCCCAGGTTTAGGAGAAGACGGTGTGGTCAGCATCAGGCCGCCGCAAAACGCGCAGCTATTGGGCACCTTCGGACTTCCGTCGTATGCAATGGATCCTACAAACTGCGATGGTATCAGCGGCAGGTCGTCGCGCACGCACCACAATTCACTGCAAATAAAGTAATTCGGTTTGGTCGTATCCGCCCCTAGACGCGCAACTGTCCATAATGGTTTTAATTGCTGTAGGCGTATCAATTCGTTAATTTCCGTTTTATCCTGTTCCGTAACTAGCGGCGCCTTACTAGGCAGTGTGACTACGCTGCGATTGTCCTTAAGCGGGAATCCTAGTCGCAGAGCCCGCTTCTCAAGTTCAATAACTTCGGCGAGTGTCTTTTTAACACCAGGCATCGCCTTATCGCGATCGTTCACGGATTTCACGGCCGAAATCGCCGCCAACAAATCGTATTCATTCAGCGGTGCCTCCACCCAGAAAACGGAATCGCCATACAGTGTGCGGACACGTGTATATGTTTCGGGTGCCATTACATTCGGTTGGTGCTGCTGTGTCTGACATACACGACTATACAATTTCTTCCCCTTATAGCCAAATAATGCGTCGTTGCGACTCTTCAACCGGCTCGTAAACCATTCGTCGGCCATAGGCGCGACGAACTCGCCTTCTGCGAGCGGCTTGGGTACAAACTGCGGCGCAGGTTCGGTCGAGTGGACCACCGCCCGTAGCTCCTCGCCTGCCGCCGCTTCTAGATCCTCCGCCGCCTCCTCATCGTCGTCGTCAGGAGCAATTCCGAGAGCCTCGAGTTCCATTATTTCCGCTTCCGTCAATTTGGGCTTTTTAACAGGTGCCGAAGGCACCTGCACCGCAGCAGGAACCGCTACGTTCATTTCCAATATGGCCGCCGCCGCCGCCTTTGATTCGGCCACACTTCCAACACGCAGGTCGCTCGACTTCTTAGATGTGAAAAGCGTCATCAGCGTCATTATGCGGCGCAGATCTATCATCGATTCCACATTATTCAGTTGAAACGTATACTGCGGATGTTTGTTATATATATCAATCATACACCCCAGATTTGTGCTAGCCATCGCCGTTTTATCGTCCATTATAAAATCCGCATTCCGACTGATCCACGTCTGTAAGTAGACGGCGCCCTCGGAATGCGGTATACCAAATTCGCGAGTAATTGCTGCGATGATAACCTCGTGTACGCGCACCGATTCGAGGCTCGCATCACTCGTGCGCAGAAACAGTGTAGTAATCAGATTCATTACAGGATCAGCGTCGGCAACAAAGTTACTTACAGCCTTGAATCGCAAGGATAATTCGGCACGCGATCCTTCCAGCACGGTGTCCTCCATAAACAGCGGGATAAACGGATCGAGGCGTAGCTTGAGTTCCCTCGGCGTCGGACGCACGCCTTCGAGTTTAGATGTAAATTCATAGACCGCCGCGAGCTCCACGAGTTCCAATTGGTCAACGGACCAGGGGGTACTGGCCAAAAACTCGGGAAGTAGGCGAATGGCCTCGTCCACCACGAGATACGGAAGAGGCGCATCTTTACGCGGCGCACCAATAATGAGTTCTGCCGTGCCGTCCTCGAATATGCGCAACGTCCACGCAGTGCCCAACGGAGCACGCGGATGGTAAATCGGGGATTTGAATATCAGGACCGACCCCATATCCGTGGACGGCGTATCGCCGAGCATCGCTTCCAACAGTTTCCGATCCGCAATCTTCGATATACCGGCAGGCGTCATTGCCAGCTTTACCAGCGGCGCGGCACGGGGATTCGACGGAAAAAACCGGACAAACGGCACGAGATTCGTCGGCGCATATTCATAGAACTTCAATTCGAGTATGCTTTCGCTATAGGATTCGTGCTTTGGCAGGACATAGCGCAGACGACGGAGCTCGCGCAGGACAATAGGATTCGCGCCAATTATGTCGGAAATACTGGATTCGATTTTGCCGAGGCGCTCGTCGACGAATGCGCGATAGGCCTTTGCCACTGCGAACGACTCGCGATCTGCATCGTTAAGCGGCATAAATGCGAACGCGAGAATCTCACGCGTCTGTATCAACGGAAAGTATACCTGGAACACGCCTTCGAACATCTCCTCCGTAATTGCATTCGTCGGTCCGAATCCGGCAGCGGCTGCGACGATCGAAATGTTCCAGACGTGAATCGTGCGGGCGCCGGCGGCCACAATTGCACGCTCGGAAGTTATGCCCGAAAAGATAGACGGAAATACTGGCAAGCGCATTCCATCTTTGTAGAGCCGTACGTCAGGTACACCGATGCGGTCAGGGTGTAGCGGATCGGCGAGCGACGAGGCAAACGGCCACGAGAATTCGATAGGTTTGTAGGCACCCTCACCGACCTCTTGGGCGACAAACTGCTGACTAGGCAGCCACGTCTTATTGCCGTCAAAGTGTAATGCGATACGCTGTTTGATGCTAAATACAGTCTCGAATGGAAACACACCGTGGAGCTCAATCACATCACTGTGATTGTACTCTGTATGTATTACGACTCGGATATGTTGGGGTTCCAACGAAGTTATCCGGGGCGGCTTCAATATTTCCATTGCTATTGTGGTTTAAGTATTTTTAATACCATCTTTTACTGCCTCTTTATACGTAGGCGAATCTGTGATGTGGACGCCGCAGTACTCGACGGGATGCGCTGCAAAATCAGTATATTCGTACACTTTGACGTGTTCCGCCTCCTTTAAGAGCCACGCGAAGTTATTCCAGAACTCGGGCGTGTGTCCAATCGATACAGTGCCGACGTGGCTCATTTCGTGCAGAGCCACGAAAAGGATGACGTTTTCAGTAACTAGTTCCTCCTGTGCGTTTCGCTGGCGCAGACACATGAATACCTTTTCGCCCTTATTGACCGAATACGATGTATACTGCGCGTCGGGCGTTGATTCGCTAAATCGACCCGCGGAACAATCGAAGTTATCGAGCATTTGGGATACGAACGGTTTAGCTTTATGCGTCTGACCGAGGTATTTCCGTAGACGCAGGATTTTAGCACGAACACGGGCGAGTCTATCGGCAGCCTCCTGTCTATCGGGCATATTGCGCACAAAGTAGTTTTCGCCATCGACTGAGGACTTTGTAAGAGCCATAGGATACTTCGAGCCTTTGAAATACATTGCGACATATGCCACCGCCACGAGCGTTAAAAAGAATACCCACGGGACCATAGATTCGTCCATCCTGTTAAATGCCTACATTTAATCGGCGCTAAAATGTAGAATATAAATAGATGTGGATATATATTACATTCGCCGTCCTGGCGCTCGTCGTCCTTTTGGCAGTACTCCGACCCAAAAAACCTGCGGTAGTCCTACAGCAAACGATATATGATATGCGGCCGGCGATGAACTGGCTTCCGTGGGAAATGGGTTGGATCGAAAACCCAGGATCGACGCACGTCGTGCGCCCGCAGCCGCATTTCTATCCGACCGATCGTCCGCGTAACTTTTCGCGGCCGCGGCCGCCGCATGTCGAATCGGGTCCTCACGTCAGGCACAACCACGGCCCGAGTCCGCAACACGCAGGCCCGGCGGCGGGCGGCGGGCGGCGGTCACATCTAGAAAATTGATGTTGTTCGACCGTTCTGGCTTCGAACGCACCAAATGGAATACGAATCATCAAAGGATGCAAAAGAGCCCACGCACGTCAACATTAAGCGTATTGATACTTCTATTTATTTCTCCGACCGTATTTCATATCATACGGCACACATGCTCAATACGCTTCTTAAGAGTATCGAGCTCGACATACTAGACGACGTTAAGGCAGCGGATCTCGAGTGTAAGAAGAGCAAAGCCAAGTACGCGGATATTCGGGTTGATCCGCGGCCGATTTGTCTATATTTGACGACGAATGGCGGCATAATTCACGCGGCCTTCTCGGTTGTAGATACGATCAAGTCGCTGTTAGTACCGGTTCATACGTATGTAAGTGGCTACGTCGCATCAGCGGGCACGCTTATATCGCTCGCAGGTGCACGGCGATTTATAACTTCTAACAGTTTTATGATGATTCACGAAGTTCGTAGTGGATTCTGGGGGCGTTATTCAGATGCGCGTGTAGAACACGAGAATCTGACTCGATTGATGGAACATATCTCCAAATATTACTTGGAGAATACAAAGCTTACGCGCGAGCGTCTTACGGAAATGCTGCGCGTAGATACAGATCTAACGGCATCCGAATGTCTGGCGTTAGGGCTCGTGGATATCGTTGGCGGTAGATAGGGCCGTCGTCGTCGGTCACATCAGGAATATTTTTGAATCCAATGTAGGAATCGAAAATATCAAATAAACAATAAATAATCTGTCAGCTATACACTTCAACCGATCTCGAGCGGGCGGCGAGAGAGATCCGGAGAAATGGTCGAGTTCTGCCACGGGCTGACCTGTGTCTGCGGGTTAGGCACCTCCGAGCGGAGATCCCACGACGCGTTGCGCAGGCTCTGGCCGACCGTGTTGACGCCGATGAGGTGACCCGCATTCAGGAAGTTCTTGCCGGAAATATCACCAGCGCCCTGAGGGTTCATCTGAGCCCACGTCGAGTTCGGGTCATTCGGCAGGAGCTCCTGAGGAGAGAGCTGGTTCTTCGGGTAGCAGTTCGCCGGCTTCTCGGCCGCCGCGAACGGCATAGGGCTAGAGCCGAGGTTCTCGAAGCTCTCCACGGCAGCGGCGTGTGCGTTGTTACCAACAATGTTCTCGTTGGCGTTAATGTTGCACTCGTCGTCGTGAGGCGCGTTGAATGCACCGGCAGGCGCGCCGTTCACTGATGCAGGGGCGTTGTTAGCGTTATCGTTGCCGTTGACATTGTTGTTGGCGTTATTATTATTCTCAAAGCCCTCGAATTTACGACCCATAAGTCCTCCAAACGTCGGGTCAATCATGTAAAACACACCTATTGCGATCACGGCAATCATCACGGCCAAGATGATGTTTCGGGACTCCATATCTCTATCTATTTGCATTGGTAGTATTTTTTTACAGGCCGACGGATCTAATTTGATGCCTCGGATGTATCCGAATCGGAATCGCTCGCCCATTCGCTAAAAGCCGACTCCGTATCCGATAAATCGTAGGTTAAATGGAAATTAGCCGCCACTCCATCTGCAGCCTCACGCGCGGCATCCGCGTCGCGATAGGCGGATCGGACACGTTCCTTTGCTGCGAGTTTCTCCCGTTTGAGCATATCCGGGTCCTTCAGACTAATTACGCCAGCAACAACATCATGATATGCAACGTCGGAGACCTCTTCTAATTCGGCGCCTCGGCCAATACCGACCGCCGCCGCCGCCGCCGACGACGTCGCCATCCAGTCGAATTCTATGAGATTGTCGGCAAGGGCCACGCCGCGAAATAGGGGGCGAATCGTTGACCGGGAAATATGTAAAGCGGTTAACTCCAAATCTATTATACGCGGATACGCGGATATAGTCGGCTCTATACTTACTAATGTATACGGACTCAACTGTATTGTATCACCCGTCGTTATAAATCCCCAGTTAGGCGTAATAGCCTCGAGCGATTCGATGCTGGGGGCATTTTTAAACAGTTGGCGATTCTTAGTCAATTCGACTAATATACGTCGCTGTAACGTCTGAAACACGGATTGATACTCGAGAACAGGCGTAATGATGTCAGGCTGCGAAACCGCCAAGCGTATCCCTAGCGCCATAGGCGCGCTTAACTGCACCTCGTACGTATCGGCATTAGCTCGTTTCGGCGCCAAAAACATATTTATGTAGCGTGCGATCTAGAACTCGAAAAAACTCCGCATCATATATTAAATGGCAGATCCAGAACAGCGAGATCGCTACGCCGAGGCGAGTGGTGATATGGTTTCTCACATTGGAGACAAGGTGTTAGCTGTTATGCGCACGCCCGAAAACCAGGCCCGGCTTCAATCCATCCTAGATCCTATTGTTAGCCATATTATAAACCGTGTGTTTCCCTATATTTTGTTGTCGGCCATCCTTTTCCTGATCTTATTCATATTAACTATCGGCACATTCTGGATGGTTATGCGCACATCGGTTCCGATATCAGCCACCATCGGTGGGGTCCTCGCAAAAGTTATTGCCGAGTAAATCGAATGTAGGACTATCCAATCCGGCGAGATACATTCCTCGGAATTTCAGGAGCGTTTCAGGTTCAACTTGCACCGAGTCAGCGCACGCCCATTTATCCCACTGTTTATCCCCCATCAACATCGCGTGCGTATCCGTATTACCTACAAGGATATCTATCGCCTTCATATACGGCAATTTATCAGAGACTTTATAATGATTCAGCGTATTTTCCAGACTGCCGCGATACTTAATCGCCCAATACGCCGACCTGTACTGTAGATTGACGCATCCCACAGTATAATCGCATCCCATTAGCACGCACATATCAACGAATTGATTGTAAGTAAACTCAGCGGCGCCCAGAATGGTCGATAAGCTATAATGCTTCCAGCCTGATAAATCACCGGGTAAAGCGTAGGAGTCCGGTACGAGCAATGTCTCTACGCCGCGTGTAAGCAGATCAAAGTCGTTGCTAATAACCGCGGCGAGTTCGCCGCGTTTAGAGAAATAGGCGAGGACATTGTCGGCCTCACCGGTTGCATTGTACGAACTTATGCCGCAGGCATAGAAGAGTTGCTTCGCTAAATCGCGCTCATCCGAGGTGAAGTAACTCGTATTAAGTTCGAGAGTATGGAGCGCACTGTTCACGATTTCGCGCTTCTCTTCTGGTACGTGGATTGTCGCGAGTTCGAGTATGAGTTGCTGCTTCTTAATTTCGGAACGCGCACGCACAGCTGTGCGTAACTTGAGCGCCTCGCGTTTCTCTTCGGGCGGCTTACCGTCGAAGATGGGCACTGGATGAATGTTGTATTTCTTACAGGCCGCTATCAATCTGCTGATATAGAGCATAGGCGATTGCCGCTGCGCCTTTGCCTTGTACAACAGGCCTAGAATGTCTATGCCTACTTTTTTTCCTGAATATAATTGCCAATTGGGCTCCTGTACAGTTTGTGCTGCAGCCCAATGTATCCATCCTGTCAATCCGCGGATGCCCATTGTGTTATAAATCTTGAGGGGCCAATGGACCCCTGGGCCTCATTTCATTTTTTGCGCCGTTTTGCGGGGCGGTGAGGGCAGTGAGGGCAGTGAGGGCAGTGAGGGCAGTGAGGGCGGTGAGGGCAGTAGCGACATCCGCAAGGACAGGGGTTCGGCGCGGACATTTGTGCTATACAAATGTTCGAGATGCGGACCGGCCAGAGTGCATAGAACGTGTGTCCGTTCATCGGCCGTCGTGCCATTGCCGAATGTCCATAGAAAGTGGATGTGCGGTGCGAGGGCGGCCTTGAGAACATAATACGCGAATACGTTCGTATTTTCCACCCATCGCTCATCGGCGCGCGCTAGAATCTGACCGGCCTGATAATCCTGCCAGGCGCGCTGCTTTTCCCACGGCACATTATGCCATCCGCACCACAACCACTCGGCGTACAATTCGGTCCAGGCTTCGAATAAGTGCGGAGAGAGTATGTCGGATTTCTTGAATTTCCAACACGCCAACGGTTTATTCGGCATTTCCCAGTCCCATTTCATCGCGTGTATAGCCTCGTGAATTATGACACGATCGTACTCCTCGCTCCGATATATAAATACTTCGGGTTCGCCTGGGACAGCGAATCCGCCGTTTACGTTGCGGCGCGACGGCCATTCGTCGACGGCCAGTGTCCGCGGATCGTCGCGCCACCATAGATGCACCGAGAATCCTGGCGGAGTTCCGAGCCAGGACAGTAACGCATCGACTTCGCGAATGATCTGTTCGCATATAGAATCGTCCTGTGTAAATAGGTACAGTACGCTGCGGCTTAGCGGGCAGGCGCATTTCCAGGCGTGTGTGCGCAGATCATCGGTATACTTTGCGATAACGCCTTCATCCCACGTCACTGGTAACAACTTTCTTTTTACGTGGAGCTGTTCGACGTTTGACAGGGGCTTTGGCGGCACCAGGAGCTGCTGCTCCGTCGCCGCCTGTAGCTGCTGCTCCGTCGCCGATCGGCGTAACAGCTCCCACGCAGACCCGCTCATTTGTTAAAGCGGCCGGTTTTTCTACATCGCGCGTTTTATTAAGACGAATCGTTTCGAACAAATTCAAGAACGCCGATTCAAGCGATAGCGGCGTACGATACGACGTATGCGGTTCGGCGCACGACAGTGAGGCCATAGCCTTCCAAAAAATCGAGGGTTCTAACATATGTGCATTACGCTGCACCGCTGACGCGCAGCTATCGACGATCTCGGGGCCTGTCTGGCATAAACTGAGTGCCTGGTAGACGCGGCCGCGAATCCAGAGAACTGTTGCGAGCGTCGGCGTTTTCGGACACAGGGCCTCCTGAATCAACATCGTCACCATCTCGTCGTAGAAGTCCTGAATACGCCGCGGCCACGTAGGGAGTTTACCCGTTGGAAACAGGGCGAGGATTTGTGCCGCGCGCTCGGGGCGCCCATTACATCGGTCCCAGGCATATTCGGTCTTGAGCGGTTCCGGAATTTCCTGGGTCTGCCACGCAGACAGAGCCATACGAGGTACGCGGTATCTGACGAATGCGTCTTCTAGTAATGCGAGCGGACCCGTCATTTCGCGCGCCGTTATCCAGAGCATACCGGAACCATGTGTTGGAAGTACAAATTGCTGCAGTATTGCGCGGACACGTATTGCCGCCGGTAATGACAGACTATGCGCTCGACGCAGGATTACGAGCTTGCGTGTATGTGTGCGCAGACTGCTTAGAACGTCGCCGGAAATGAAAAACGTGGTCAATAGATCGCCGATGATCTGTTTATCCTGCATAGACAGGTTCGGAATATCGATTTCGAAGTGATGTGGGCTAGCTAGGACGCGCGCCTCATAACCGTCGCCGACAGTAAATGTGCGGGTTTCAAGCTGCATTTTAGGCGCTCCCACGTGTGCATCGGCAATGTATTGGCGCGCCTGCGTTAATTTACCCGAGCCCGTGGGCCCTATGAATAACCACGGTGTGTTTAGCCGCTCCATTCTTAGTTTAAAAATGGAGCGGTATGTTTAGACCTCGTGCACGTGTGCACGTGTGCACGTGCACGTGCGTGTGTTTACGACGCGGCAAGCGTATCACGCAGATTGCTTACAGTGACTGTGCTCACGCTAACCGAAATAAGCGCAGCCGGAAGAATCACGAGCATAATAATGGCGAGTAAAAACTGTATTAGATACGCAGGGTTGCTGCTGAAATGATACAGGGCGAGCGCGTATGCAGTAATCGAAGTGGCGAAACTGAATACGCTCACGACGGCGAGTAATTTAGTATTTTGTGAGGAGTCCTTGGGTACAAGGGTAGCGAATGTGCCAACAACAACGCTGAACATTACCACGCAAATGGCGATGGCAATATAAAACGGCCAATCAACGGATGCCATACTCTACTTTTGCGAAGGTTAATTTATTTCCATATTCGCAGAAGTTTACCACCCTGTTGCACAGCATTCCCCATCGCCGTATTAGCTGTATTCCACGCCAGGGGCGTGCCGGGTGGGGTACTAATTATTACCGCAGCAGCGCACAACACCAAGACGGAAATTATGATCGGTACTAAAAACCGCCGGAAATAAGTATCATTGATCTCTTTCGCCATTTACTATGTGCTTACTTTTTTTCTATGTAATACGTAAGATGGCGTCGACATTTCAGTGCTCGCCTGCGCTACATCGTCGGGAAGGTGAAACGTGCCTGCCTGAACCATCGCTAAATCGCATAGCACGTATATGGAACCGCACGCATCCCCGGCATAAAATAGGGCTCGCCGGCACGCGGAAAAACGGAAAAGGAGCCGGCGGTTCGAAGAACGCTCTTTGGAACAAGCTCCGAAATGCGATGCGGGCACAATATAAGTGCGACACGGAATACTGCCTGGTGAAAAAACTAAAGGGTATACCGGAACACGACCAAAAGGATATGCTCAAATACTTTCGCCCTGAAAAACCTACAAAATGGGATAAGGATCCGACTAACTGGCTGGATAGCTACAACATCGAGGATGTGATGCAGCAGTACGAGGCGGCGGAACCTACATTCGAGTTTATTGGACCTGTGCCGATGGATTTCGATAAAGCAGGGGGCTTATTCGGAAAGTGTATCGTGGACGAATTATGTAAACTCGATATTCGGAATACAAATGGTAAAACGAAGATTGGTATCATTTTTAATTTGGATCCGCACGACCAACCGGGTTCGCATTGGGTCTGCGCATTCGTGGATATTCCGGCGCGATCGGCGTATTATTTTGATTCCTACGGATTCAAGGCACCGACAGAGGTCGTGCGATTTATGGAACGTTGTAAGGATCAAGGGTGCGACAACATTTTCTACAACGACATACGGCACCAGCGTAAGGGCTCGGAATGCGGGATGTACTGTCTATTCGTGATCATCTGCCTGTTACGAGGCAGGCCGTTTTACAACATTTGCAAGCAAATCGTCGACGACGATGTTATGAATTCCTTTCGCGACATATTGTTTGCGGAGGAGAAGCCCCGCAAGGAATCGATCGATACAGCGCTGCCAAGGCTGTGCATTTAGCGGCGCTGGCGGCATTGTTAGAAACCTACACGGTTCTAATACCTAACAAATATTAAGTACGATTCACATAGTGTATCACACGGTCTAATATACGACGGCGTGGCACGGCAGGTTAAAGCTCGTTTATTATACACTCTTAGAAGAATGTCCGCGCGATCGACCGCCCCGAACCAATTCTTAAATGGATCAAATTATCAAAAGATTGTCGGATTTCTGCGCCAGCATTATTCGCAGAAGCTCGGATTGTCGGCACTACCGGAACGCATGGACGGCCGTCTGCAGAAATCGGTACAACATTACATGACCGAGGTTGCGAAAGTGCAGGGGCACAACAAACCGCTACAGAATCTCAATCAAGCGGTGCTCAAGGAGACTACTACGTCGATGGACGCGTGGCTAAAGAAACAGGATTCTTCCAGTCCGCCCATTACAACTACGCTAGGCGCATTTCCTAAACAGGAAGAGTATAGCCGTCTATTCGAGGATACAACGTCGCGATATGAGAGTATGATGACGGAACGTGCCCCCCAGGAGGCGTCGGCACAACAGATACCCGACTTTAGGACCGCGCAGGATATGTCGGAATCGGACGAAGATCCGGTTGTTCTGATGCAGCGGATTCAGAAGCAGCGCGACGAGCAGGCACGGGGTATGGGTCTCGCAGGTGTGCCACCGCGTCTTGAGATCCGCGAGGAGCTCGCGCCGGCCGTTCTGCAAGTCACACCTCCGCAATCGGATGCGCCGCCGCCGCTGCTGGCCCCCCGACCACAGGATTACATTATTCCGCAAGAGGATATTCAGAAATATCGCGAAACGGAATACAACGTTTTCCTCACCAGTTCTGATCGCGATTGGCTACGTAACAACGTCGAAAACCGATACAATTTCACAGTGAACTTTAATACGGGGTCTAAGAAAACGGGCTATAGTTACAGCGCATCGCTGCAGGAGCGTTTCCGTAACATACAGCGTATTGAGTTCGTCAAGGCGATTGTACCGATCGAGTCGCTGACGACGCTATGCCGCGTGACGGCAGAATCACCGTCGATTGTATATGACACCAATCGCGTCGTAAACGTATTTAGTTTGCCGTTCGCAGGAGTACGAATCGCCGAGCTAAACAATAACGGATTCAGCACGAAGCCCGAGGAGGACAATACCTTCGCGCTAGTGCAGTATGATACGACGTGGTCGTCGGACCTCATTGCGCCGGCTACAGCGGGTGGTACGATAGTGCCCGCATTGACAAAGTCCGGCTTTACAGGACTTATCCCGAAGTTCCTCAAGACGCAAAAGGTATACTCGCCAACGCCGCTCGCTACTCTGCAGCGGCTGAGTATCCGCCTAGAGCGTCACAGCGGCGACTTGCTAAGCGGCGATTCCGATGTGCACTTCTTTAAGCGTATTGCAATGAGTGGTGCATTCACCACCATTGGTTCAGATTCCACGCTATATTCCGTAAACAGCCCGCAAAATTCCTACATTTTCTTACAAACTGCCAATTATTTCCCGTATAGCGCTGTTGCGGAGGGCGACAACATTCAGATCCAGGCCTATGCGCCTGCTGCAACCACAACCGCTGCGATCGATTTCGCGACGTTTATAAATCGCGCAGAGGGACATTATGTCGTAGCGACTGCGTTTGTAAACGGCGCGGGAGCTCTTACAGATGGTCGTAATTCGAGTGGTTATTGTAATGTTATCATACTGCGCAGTCGGTTCGATGATCCGACAACTGGCAGTGTCGGTCGCACAACAGCCTTTTTCGGCGGCGACGGAAGCGCGGAAAATACGTTCGCGGCCGCGCTTGATAATACTAGCAGCGAGCCGGACCAGACGAAAGCCGCGCTACTCAATACGAGCCGACAGACGCATATTGTGCTACGTTTGATAACGCGCGATTACGATTCATCTGCGAATATTCGCCCGGATAACATATAAACACGGACATCAATCAAAAACATCATATGAAAACCGTATAAAATACGAGTTTCATACTCTTGTCGCAATGGCTCCCGCGCAACTTAGGCACTCGCTTCCTGAATATGAAAATTAGTCGCCTGTGGTAGAGGAAATGCAGAACGGCGCATTAATTGCGGCCTTTGTTGTACTAGTGGTCGTAGTTGTCTGGGTAATCCTGGCACGCAAGAAGGAGGGGTTCGCGATGAACGTTGCCGCAGACCGTGCTAATTACATTGACGAGAGCCAAATGAAGTATAACAAATTGTCGGACTCGATGGATCCTACAAAAGGCAATTTCGGAAGGACAAACGATATGGCAAGCATCAAGGACTTGACGACGGGCATTCGCTCGGCGATGCAAACCTCTGATATGGAGGCAGGCGTTGACAGCAAAACTCGGCTCGACGTTATCCCGGATATAATCACAGCCGGGTTGCCTCCACCCAATAAGGTGTTAGACGAGGCCAGGAAATGCGAGGCCTTGAAGACACGCGCAGGTGCGTGTGCGGCGTTGGCAAACCCTGCAAATGCGAATTGTGGCGTATGTCTAAAAGGCGGCACACCCTACTCCGATGAATCGCTCGCAGGAAAGCATATCGGCGGTATGTTGGTGCTCCCCTATGACAGAAGAGCGACCGATCTTGCCGCGCGGGGTACAGGCAATGCCCCGCAATACGAAGCTACTGTAGGTTCTTGCCCGGCGGGTTACTTATTTGTCAACCGCACAGAGTGTGAGTCCGCAGCAAACAGATTTGATTGCCAAGAATCGGGCGAATCCGGCGGATTCGATGGTAAGACACTAGACGGTCGTTCGGTTGCCCGTGAGAAGTGCGCACAGGCACCCGCATCCGGCGAAAACGTGTTTGTGTACGAGCCACGTGGGCGTAAATTCAACGCAAACCTACGTGTATTGACGCCGGTCGGAACAGGTATTTGCCGCGTATCTGTTACACGTCGCGGCGACACAGCGATAATTGCATCGGGACAAATGGATAAGGCCGGTGTGGAGTTTGTAGTGCCCGTGAACAATATAGGCGAAGCCGATGAACTCGATGTGAAAGTATTAATGGAAGTGCCATATCGTAGCACCGGCAAGCCAGAGGTATTTTCATATCTCTCAAATACGCAGGGTCCTGCTAGCCCAGGGTACAATCAGACGCGCGCGTCGGCGGCCGAAGTATGCGCCCGCATAGGTACACGAATTGCAACGAGCGATGAGGTTTTCAAATACTGGCAAAAAGGCGGGCAGGCGTGCGCGTGTGGAAATACGAAAACTGAAAACTTATTCCCTATGCAATCCCCTCACTATTTAGGCGGATGTGGCGGGGCAGGTATCAACAAATGCCACGCCGATAACGAAGCTGATACGTGGAATGGCGGAAAGGGTATGTCGTGGTGTTACGGCGTGAAGACACCGAAGACTGTAAGTAATGCGGAAATCTTCTCGAGCGCATTGGCGTTCTTCAATACACTCGGGGTCGATGCACGCCCTTCGCAAGAAGATAAACCAACGGTGTGGTCGGAACACGGCCCTGATTATCAGGCACCCGCCTATCGCGCGATTTTGTTGCAATGGGAGAGTATTGACGGACGTCGTTCGGCGAATTTCGAGCCGTCTATTGTAGGCGTAA